GAGCAATAACGATCATGTAACAGTATTGCCTTTAGCAAACTTTAGAATCTTAATCACTAAACCTGCGTTAGATAACCAGGGTAATTTGGCTGGTATGGAAGATTACATAGTAGCCGTAGTAAAAAAGTTAGAAGCGTCAGCCCTAACACTTAATATATCAAGCATTTCGGCTCCAGCAATCGTAAGCGCTCAAAGTGGCGATTTATTGGTGTCTGAAATAACAGTATCAATCCTAACGAGCTGGAGTTAATTATGAGCAAAGCAGATGATTTAGCCTTTCTGATAAAGATAGGTCAAATAAAAGAAGCACCAAAAGAAAAAGTACAACCTAAGAAAGAAGAGGAATAACAATGGCCATATATCTAAATAACAAAGTAGGCGTTAAATTGGCTACTGCCGCTGCGCCTACTACACCATCTATTGATATTAGCGATCTTGTTACAAGCGCTGTTATCAATCAAATCGTAGACGAGCTAGAAATTACAACCATGTCAGATACAGCACACCGCTTTGTCCAGGGCTTGTCATCTGGTTCATTTACCATCGACTTTCTAAATGACTGGGCATCTGCCGATGTAATGCAAACATTAAATGCTGCATTTGGCCAGACTTTAGCTGTATCAGTTATTACAGTTAAGGGCACAGCTGTAGGAGCAGATAACCCAACTTACCAATTTTCAATTTTGGTCAACAACCTTACCCCACTGGGTACTGGTGGCGTTTCAGAAATTGCAAGTAGCAGCGTTACCTTTACGCTAAACTCCGCAATAACAGTATCGCCTTCAGTTCCGTTCTAATTAAGGAGTAACAATGGCAAAGCTAAAGATTACTAGGGCTACTGGTGAAGTATCTGAGCACAAGATAACACCAGGTGTCGAATACGCTTTCGAGTTGAAGTATGGCGCAGGAATTTCTAAGATGTTGCGTGAGCATGAACAGCAAACCCACATATTTTACCTTGCTTGGGAGTGCTTACGCAGATCTGGCGCACAAGTACCTTTATTTAATGCAGAGTTTATAGACAGCCTAGAAACTGTCGAGGTATTAGACGAAGAAAAAAAATAGTAGAGCGGGGTTCTGTTTTTTATAGTATCGCTCAACTTGCTATAGAAACTGGAATACCGCCCAGCGAGTTTATCAATATGGACTCAGAAATGTATCGGGCAATAGTACAGGTATTATCCGATAGAGCTAAGGAGTTAAAAAATGCCAGCCGAGGCCGAAGTAATAGGCGTTAAAGAAGTTATGAAAGGCCTTAGCTTTATTGACGAGGACATGTATAAAAGAATTAAAACAGCTATAGATCCTATGATGCGCCAGGTAGAAGCTACTGCTAAAGGTTATGTACCTAGTAATGCAGAAGTACTATCTGGCTGGTCTAAGCCAATATCTTCACAGGTAGATTACAGACCATTTCCAAAATACAATGCTGATAGCGTGCGTGGTGGCATAGGTTACAAAGAAGGCCAAAACAGAAGATTTAAAAATGGTTTTCAAGTAGAGAATTATGTTTATAACATTAACGCAGCTGGTCGTATCTATGAAACCGCAGGCCGATTAAACCCACAAGGTAGAGCGCCATTTACATCTATTAACCAAGGTGGTGGCACATTAGCATTCAAGCAGACTGGTACTGCTAGAAGAAAAAGCAGATCAACAGCTGCATACGATAGTAATAACCCATTTGCAGGTTATCAGTTTGTTACAGATATGCCGCCTCTTACTAAACAGCCAAGCATTAAAGGCGTAAGAGGTGCAGGCAAAAAAGGACAAGGCCGACTTATTTACAGGGCTTGGGCTAAAGATAGCCCTAAAATTTATGATTCAATTCTTAAAGCGATTACTGCCACAGCTGATTATTTTAATGACTCTACAGAGTTAAAGAAGGTGGCATAGTGGCCAATGTAGTCGTATCCGCACTCGCTACCTGGAATGGTAAGGCACTTAAAAAAGCCAAGCAAGATGTAAATGTATTTGATAAACAGTTAAAAAGTTTAGCACGTACCCTAGGTTTTACCTTTAGTGCTACCGCTATTGTTGCATTTAGCAAGAAGGCAGTTAAAGCATTTGCCGAAGATGAGGCAGCTGCTAAGTCATTACAACTACAATTAGAAAATACTGGTAATGCATTTAGGGCAACCGAAGTTGAAGCCTATATTAAAGGTTTAGAAAAAACTTACGCAATACTCACAGATCTACGTGCGCCATTTCAAACATTATTAAACGTTACTGGCTCAGTTGATTTAGCACAAAGATCTTTAGAAGCCGCCTTAGATATAAGCGCTGGTACTGGACAAAGCCTGGCAACTGTAGTAGGTGCAATATCGGCTGGCGTAAGAGGTCAGACTAAAGGAATAAGAGCACTTAACACTGGTATAGATGAAAACATACTAGCTACTGGCGACATGAATAAAATCATGGAAGAGCTTGAAAGAAGGTTCTCAGGACAAGCTGCCGCTAGGTTAGGTACTTACGCTGGCAAAATGGATGCACTTAAAAAGAGTTCAGGTGAAGCAACCAAAATTATTGGAGAAGGTTTAGTAGATGCTTTAATCATTTTAAGCAAAGATGAAACTGTTACAGATTTATCTGATGCTATGGAAAACTTTGCAGAAAATACAGCCGCAGCTACAAGACAAATAGCAAAACTGGCTAAAGGATTTAGCGACTTTACCACTCAGCCTGCTTTTAAACCAGCCATTTTAGCATTAGGTTTATTATCGGCTAGACGTGGTAATTTCACTGGCTTTAAGGCTGCCTTAGCATACGTAGGAGTATCTGGTGCTATAGAAGCTGGTACAAGAGATTACGGCAATAGTAGTGCTCCACTTGGTGGTACTAGGCAATTAAGTAAAGAGTTAATGATTTCTAAACTCTTAGAGAAAGCACGCAAAAGAGAATATGACATTATTAATCAAAAGAATAATATAGAAAACAAAAACTTAGAAGAACTTAAAAAGAAGTTTGACTTAGAGCGTATTGGCTTAAATCAGGCATTAAATGTAGCCACAGACGAAGAAACTAAATTAAGGCTAAAAGCACAGTTAGCAATTTTAGACAGTAATGAGGCTATGGCTAAGAAGTTATTGGCTGAATTAGAAGCTGCCGAAGCGTTAAAGAAATTGGCAGAGCAGGCAAGACTGGCTGGCATGTCTATAGAAGATTTTGGCATATTTAAAGTTAAAACTTTATCTAACAAAATAGATACATACGTAGAAGATATGGCTATATCTATAATTAGAGAATTAAATGCTCGTATTGCAGCCATACTTGCTAGGTTTAACATGACTATAGGCGGTGGATCTGGGCCAACAGATACAGGCGGTGGTGGTTCGTTAATTTATGATACTGCTTTATCTACCGCAAGAGCAACAAATAATAAAATACAAGAATTTTTAGATAAATTTAATATGACTACTGGTGGAAATTTAAGTTCTAATATAACTAATGGAAGTATTGGTAGTTCGTTTAGATATGATCCATTATCTGGTATGAGGGCAACAGCGCAAGACATACGCATAACAGTAGACACTGCACAATCTGGCGATAAATTTGCTCAATTAATAGCTGAGAGTATTCAAGTAGCAGGCAGAAGCGGATATAACACCTCTGCAAATGGAAGCCTGCCAGTATGACAGTACCTGTAGTAAACGCTATAATAAATTTTTCGACTGGCCCTAGTTTTGCACAAGCTATGATTTTGGGATCAGGTATATTAGATACAAACATTTTAGGAGATAGTGCATCAATAATTGTTGATGTATCTAATCGGGTTAATAGAATTGAAACTAACAGAGGCCGCACCGCATTAAGCGATCAATTTCAGACTGGCACAATGACTTTACGAATAGTAGATCAAAATGGTGATTTTAACCCACAGAATCCATCGGGGCCATATTTTAATTTATTGACACCTATGAAAAAGGTGCAGATTACTGCTACATATGGTGCTACTACTTATCCTATATTTGCAGGATTTATTACAAGTTATGTTACAACCTATCCAGATGAATCAGAAGCAGATTTGGCCATGACTACGATACAAGCTGTAGATGCTTTTAGATTAGCTCAATTAGCACAGATAAGCACAGTAACTGGCGCTAGTGCTGGCGATTTATCAGGTACTCGTATCAATGAGATATTAGATGAAATTGACTGGCCAGTATCACAGCGAGATATTGATCCAGGACTTACCACATTACAGGCAGACCCAGGTACTAACCGCACAGCATTACAGGCTTTACAAATTGCAACAGAATCCGAATATGGTGCTCTTTATGTTAGTGCCGATAATAACTTTGTATTTCAAGATAGAGGCGTAACCGCTGGATCTATTGGTGGCACACCTACAGTCTTTGCAGATGATGGATCAGGCATAGATTACTTTGATGCTACTTGGACACTTAATGACGTTTTAGTATTTAACAAGGCCACAATTACTAGGCTAGGCGGATCACCTCAGGTGGCCTTAAATCAAGCCAGTATAGATAAGTACTTTTTGCACAGTTACTTCTTAAATAATCTTTTAATGGAAACCGATGCAGTAGCTTTAGATTATGCCCAGGCTTATGTGGCTAGTAGGCAAGAAACCTCTATTAGATGCGATGCCATAGTCCTAGACCTATATACGCCTAATTACAATTCAGGCATATTGGCAGCCTTAGATTTAGATTTCTTTGATCCAATCACAGTGCTTACTACTCAGCCTGGCGGATCTACTATAGATAAAACCTTACAGATTTTTGGGGTACGTATGGCAATAACCCCGAATAGTTGGAAAACCACGTTCACGACACTAGAGCCCGTTATAGATGCATTTATCCTAAATAATAGCATTTATGGCACTTTAGACTATAATGTCCTAAGTT